GGCTTGAACAAGTACGGCATGCAGGTGGCCAACAACCCATTGGAGCTGCGTGCATGGCTACAGCACCAGTACGAAGAGCTGCTCGATGCGGCCATCTACTGCCGCCGAGCCATCGAGGAAATTAACCGCAAAGCAGACGATCACAAATAGTTTGCAGACGCTCTTTGTAGTGTGTTACACTCACTGCACATTCACACTACAAGGAGAGTCAAATGGATGAAAAACGAATGCAAGCTGCACGCTTGGGGGAGCGCCGATATAAAGGCAACCCATGCAAGAAGTGCGGCGAGCGGCTGCGCTACACCGTGAACGGCAACTGTGTTGCATGCTCACAGGAACATGCGACAAAGTACCGCAAGCGCATCTCTGATCTCATCAAAGTCGGTGGCGACTGATGTTCTACTTCTCGTTCCACATCACTGACTACCGAGCTGCCACCGCGCATCTCAGCAACGAAGAGGACTTGGCCTACCGCCGCCTCATCGAGATGTACTACGACACCGAGCAGCCTATCCCAGCCGATACCCAGTGGGTTTCCAAACGGTTACGAGTGGGTTCCGAAGTTATCGACACAGTGCTGGCTGACATGTTTGAGCTGACCGAAGAGGGGTGGCGACACGCCCGATGCGACAAGGAAATAGCCCACTATCACCAGCTCGCAGAGCGCAATCGTGCCAACGGAAAGCGCGGGGGAAGGCCGAAAACAAAGGCCGAAAACCCAGATGGTTCCCAGTCGGAACCCACTGGAAAGCCAACCAATAACCATAAACCAATAACCAATAACCAAGAACCATTGGTGAAGGCCAAGCGTGCAACACGCATGACCGAGGACTTTGAGCTGCCAGTTGAATGGGTCAACTGGGTTGCAGACAACAGGCCAGAGGTCAACGCACGTCAAACCTTTGAGCAGTTCAAGGACTACTGGATTGCCAAAGCTGGCGCAGATGCAGCCAAGCTGGATTGGTTCAGCACATGGAGAAACTGGGTTCGCCGCGACACCGCACGCAAACCAGCCTACCAGCCTGTCAACAAGCAAGCAGCACTTGAAGAGCGAAACCGCGCAGCCGTGGCTGAGTTCTTGAGCCAACCAGAGGAGCCGTTCGTATGACACCAGCAGACAAACCACGCTTGGCTCAAGTGGTCACCGATGTCATGGCCTACTACCGCCAAGACGCAACAGCTTTTACGCTGGGCATCTGGTGGGAAGCCTTCAAAGGGTTTGAGCTTGAGCAGGTGAGCCATGCACTCACACGCCACGCAACCGACCCAGAGCGCGGCCAATTCCCACCAAAGGTGGCAGACATAGTCCGACTGCTTCAAGGCACGCCTACAGACCGCGCACAGCTCGCATGGGGTAAATGCCTTGATGCCATGCAGCGCATCGGTGCGTACAGCGACATCGTGTTCGATGACCCAGCAATTCACGCAGTGGTTGAAGACCTTGGTGGCTGGTCAAAGATTTGCCGCAGCACCTACGAGGAGTTGAGTTACCTGCAACACCGCTTCTGCGAGTCTCACAAAGCCTACACACGGCAAGAGCGATTCGAGTACCCGCGCATGCTGTCTGGCGACAGGTCATCTGACGACATGTACCGCATGAAGGGATTGAAGCCACCAGCACCAGCAGTCGTTGGTGACAAAGAAGTGGCACGGCTGGTTTACAAGGGTGGCAAGACTGGCGGCAAGACCGTGATGTCACTCGCTGATTTTTCAACCAAACAACTGGAGAGAGCAAAATGAAAACAACCTACGTCATCGCAATCGTCTTGGCCATGCTCGGCATCGCTGGCACGATTGACTACGAAGAGCAACTGCGCGAAGAGCAGCACTACTGCGACATGGTAAAGGCTGGCAACTGGCCAGCGTACAAACCAGAGGTGGACTGCAAGGAGGCTGCAAAATGAACGGCCAAGCAATCGGACACTTTCGCGCAGAGCAAGCCGCACAGAATGCTGGCCTTACATGGCAAATGATTGCCTACGGCAACTTCGTGGAGTTTGCTGAGACTCACGACTGTTTCACCACTGAGCAAGTGCGTGCAGCATTCAAAGACATGCCAGCACCACCTGACTCACGCGCATGGGGTGCAATCGCACTCAAGGCGCGCCGCAGTGGTGTTGTTGATTCCATCGGTTGGGTACGCGCAGAAAGCGCAAGTGTTCACGGCATGGTGGTCACACAATGGAAGTCAAAAATTTTTAGGGGAGAGCAAGCATGAGCTGGCCATTCCCACCAGCCACTGGCCCAGTGCCTTGGACACCAAAACAAATCAAAGACCACGCGCAACAGCAACGCGCACAACTACCAGAAGCACCACTATGACAGCAAAGAATCAACTATCACAAAAACTGCGCGACTTCATGCGCCAAGACTCACACGGCATGACCATCGCAGGTTTGGCTGAGTCAGTGAAGGCATCACCCGACAGCGTTCGCAGGTCACTCAAGCTGATGCCTGACACCTACATCTCTGAGTGGGTTCTGAATGTTGGCAATGGCCGCTTCACTTCGGTGTGGAAAATCGTCACGCCACCTACTGATGCACCAGAGCCTGATGAGAATCACCCACGCTTTAAACCGTGCAACCCAAACTGGATGGATGACCTGCGCCGCAAGCCGCGCAAAGTATTGCAGCGAGCAATCACACCACCAAAGAAAAAGACAGACACATGCACGCCAGTCGAGCGTAAGCAGCATCACCCAAACTACACGCCACAGAAAACCGTTTGGGTTCCAGTTAAACCTTGGGCAAAAGGAGAGCGACCATGATGAAAAACGCACCAGAAAAAATTTACTTGCAAGTCTGTGAAGAGAATGAATGTGACGCTGATTTTTATGACCATGAAGGCGTGACGTGGTGTCAAGAGAAAATTCACGACAGCGACATTGAATACACCAGAGCAGACATTGCTCAGACAAAACGTGAGCCATTTAATCATCATGAGTTTGGCTTTTGGTGGTTTGAAGTTGGGTCTGGCCTTCATCCATTGGAAGGAGAAGACCAAGAGCAACACGCATACAGAATTGCCTCTGCTGCATGGGCTGCTGCACACGCAGTGAAGGAGTAAAAAATGATTGTGTACATTGATGTCGGCTTGTTCATGATTTGGGCGGGGCTTTTTTTGTTTGCCGTTGCGGCATGGTTTTGGGAGTAAAAAATGAAATTTGTAAAAGTATTCGAGGTGAAGCGATTCACACAAATAGCAATGATTCGAGCGCAAGATGAAGCTGGCGCACCGTGCATCAAGTTTTTCTTTCAGCCTGATGGCTATGGAGTTTGCAACTTCAGCATCGGCTGGGAAACTGACGGCAACGCAGACAACAAGGCAGACCGTGCATTTGCAGAGCTGACGCTTGGCGAGATCATCAAGATCATCGATGGCTGGCTCACCCACACTCAGGCTGCAAGCCAGAAAGCACATTGATGCGATGCACCGATTGTTCAAAAGAAGAGTCGGTCACGCTTATCAGTGGCCGAAAAGTTTGCAGCTACTGTCCCGCATGGCGCGAAGAATGCGAAGCAAGGCATCTGCTTGCATTGCCATTGCACAAGCGGAGAGAGCAGTTGTTCGCAAGATTGAAGCCGCGAGGCGAAGCCAGTGTGGCCAAGCTCAAAGAGGTGATGCGTGAGATTCACGCGAGAAACCGAAAGTGACGCAACCCGCATCCTTGACCTGACCCGCGAGGGTTGGGCCATTGATCGGGCCTCAGTCGACTGGGCATTGCAGCAGACAGGCGACCTGCGTTGCAGCCACATCAACACTGTGGCAGAATGTCGCGAGCATATCAACCAAGATGGAGAACAGCATGGCCAACTCAAAAGGTAAGAAACCACCAAAGCCGCCAAAGTATTAAACATGGCAGAGCCAAAGAAGTTTGTCGCAATCAATGAAGATGGGCGGCGCATTGGTTCATCGCACCACAACTCGACAGTCCCCGATGAAACCATCGACCTGATTCGAGAGATGCATGAAGACAGGCACATGGGCTACCGCAAGATCGCCCAAGAGCTGAACATCTGCCGACACTTTGTGGCCAAAGTTTGCCGATACGAGCGCCGCGCTCAAACCCCAGCAGGATGGAAAAAAGTCAATGACAAAAAAAATGGGCCGACCACCTGAAGCCGTTCCACAAGACAAAGCTCAAGCCATTTGCGAGTGGATTGCTTTGGGTAATACCTTGCGCCAATGGTGCAGGGACAACGACATTCACTACTCCACCGTGTACCTTTGGATGGAGAAAGACAAGGACTTTGCTCAACGCTTCGCGCACGCACGCGATGTGGGCCACGATGCCATTGCAGACGAGTGCCTTGAAATCATCGACACTGAGCCTGAGATTGCCGAGACTTGGTCGCAGTCTGGTGGCAGCAAGCACCGCGACAGCGCCCACGTTGGATGGCTCAAGAACCGCGCAGAGATGCGCCTGAAGCTCTTGGCCAAGTGGAACCCTAAGAAGTACGGCGACAAGACCACGACAGAGGTCACAGGCGCTGATGGCGGCGCGATCATGATCGATGACACCGAACGTGCAGCCAAGCTCCAGTCCATTCTGGCCGCTGCCGCAGCACGCAAAAATGGCACAGGTGTTTGACCCAACGCTGCTGCAATACCTCACACCAGAGGAGCTTGCGGAGCTTGACTCACTGCTGACCAGCGACAAGACCATCTGGCGACCATTGGAAGGGCCGCAGACAATGGCCTATGAGTCCGAGGCTGACATCATTGGCTACGGTGGTGCTGCTGGTGGTGGCAAGACCGACTTGGCCTGTGGCAAGAGCCTGACGCGCCACCGCAAGATCGGCATCTTTCGTCAGAACGGCACTGAGCTGACTGGCGTGATTGACCGTTTCACCGACCTGCTCAAAACCCGCAACGGCTACAACGGCCAGCAAAACATCTGGCGCACCTCACGCGCTGATGGTGTGCGAATCCAGATTGAGTTTGGCTCATTCCCAAACCTTGGTGACGAAAAGAAGTACCAAGGTCGGCCGCACGACCTGCTGGTGTTTGACGAAGCAGCCAACATGCGCGAGGAGCAAGTGCGCTTTTTGCTGGGCTGGCTGCGTACCACCGTGCCAAACCAGCCATGCCAAGCGCTGATGACGTTCAACCCACCGACTACAGCCGAGGGGCGCTGGATTATCAAATACTTTGGGCCGTGGCTCGACAAGAAGCACCCCAACCCTGCCAAAGCTGGCGAGCTGCGCTGGTTCGCCACAGTGGCTGGCAAAGACTTTGAGGTGGCCGATGGCCGCGAGTTCGTCATCGTCAAGGGTGAGAACGTCTACGACTTTGACCGCGACAAGTTCGAGAAGGCTGAGATCATCAAGCCCATGTCGCGCACCTTCATCCCTTCGCGAATCAGCGACAACCCTTACCTGCTTGGGACTGGCTACATGGCAACACTGCAATCACTACCAGAGCCACTGCGCTCACAGATGCTCAACGGCGACTTCTCAGCGGGTATGGAGGACGACCCTTGGCAAGTCATACCCACGGCATGGGTGGAGGCTGCACAGGCTCGCTGGAAGCGTCCTGACAAGCTCAAGCCGATGGACTCAGTCGGCGTGGACGTGGCGCGTGGCGGCAAGGACAAGACCATCATCGCTCGCCGCCACGACATGTGGTTCGATGAGTGCCTGACATACGCTGGCACGGCCACACCTGATGGCCCAACCGTGGCTGGCTTGGTGGTGGCAGCAGCGCGTGACCGCGCACCGATTCACATTGACGTGATTGGCGTTGGCTCAAGCCCCTATGACTTCTTGAACGAGATGGGTCAGCAGGTGCTGGGCGTGAACGTGGCCGAGAGCGCGTTGGGCCTCGACAAGTCTGGCCGTCTGCGCTTCAAGAACCAGCGCTCTGAGCTGTGGTGGCGCATGCGTGAGGCACTCGACCCAGCCAACAACACTGGCATCGCATTACCGCCGCAGCCTGAGATTCTTGGCGACTTATGTGCGCCAACGTGGAAACTTGTAGGCAGCACCATCCAAGTGGCCAGCCGCGAGGAAATCTTGGACAAGATCGGCCGCTCGCCAGACTATGGCTCTGCGCTGTGCTTGGCCTTGATGGACACGCCGAAGCGATCAATCGTGATGGCCATGAACAAGAGCCACACCGAAGAGAACTATGACCCATACCAACGAAAGGCATACGACCCCTATGACCAGCGATGAGGTGACCGTAACTCAACACCCGCCAACTAGATTGCCAAGCATGGCTGAAGTTCGTCAGTTCACGTTCAATGACCTTGAGAGCAATCCCAAGTTCAAAGAGCTGTGCGATGAATATGCAGCCGAGTCTTCGATTGACGATATGCCGCAGATTGACCCGCATCTGCCGATGTATCGCCAGTTGGAGGCGGCAGGTGTTTTGCATGCTTTTGGCGCTTTCAGCGGCGATGAGCTTGTGGGGTTCTTGCTGATGCTCATTTCGCCAGTGCCGCACTACAGCGCGGCGGTTGCGAACACAGAATCTTTCTTTGTGAGAGATGGGCATCGCAAGGGCGGCACAGGTATCAGGCTTTTGAAGATGGCCGAGGAGCATGCAAAGAACCTTGGGGCTGTTGGCGTATTTGTTAGCGCTCCGTCTGGTGGTAGGCTGTCGAGAGCTATGCCTTTGCTTGGCTTTCATGAAACCAACCGTGTGTTTTTTAGGAAATTGACATGACAGATTTAGTGGTGTCAGACAATCGAATCATGGCCATGAGCGAAAGCTCTGTTGCAAAAGTTCGAGCGCTGGAAACTATGCTGTCAACAATGCCTCAAGAGCAGATGGAGACAGACCACATCATCCACGGCGGTATGTACTCGCGCACCATCACGGTGAAGGCTGGTGCAATCCTCACAGGAGCGCTGATAAATGTGCCGACTATCCTCATTGTCAATGGCAATGTGACGGTGTTTGCAAACAATGAAACGCATGAGCTGCGTGGGTACAACGTACTGGCAGCAAGCGCTCATCGCAAGCAAGCATTTGTCGCACATGAGGACACTCAGTTGACGATGGTTTTTTCTACACAGTCGAAAACTGTCGGTGATGCCGAGGACGAATTTACCGATGAGGCGCACATGTTGATGTCACGGCATCCTTGTGCGGTAAACAAAATCACCATCACAGGAGAATGAGATGTCAGGTGCAACAATGACCGTAATCGCCGCAGCAGCGGTGGCCACAACAGCGTACACAATTTACAGCGGAGAGCGTGCCGCAGACAAGCAAAACGAAGCGCTCAACCAACAGCGTCAAGCTCAAGCTGAAGCCAAAGACGCAGCAGTAAAGCAGCAATCAACGTCTGAGCAAAACATCAACAAGGCTCGCCAAAAGTCTCCCGATATTGCTGGCATTCAGCAAGCCGCAGAAGCTGGCTCACGCGATGCAAGCACTATGCTCACAGGCCCACAAGGCGTGAAAAAAGAAGACCTCTCTCTTGGCAAGTCAACACTGTTGGGCGGTTAAACCATGAGCCAATTCACCAGCGATGCAGGTTCGCATCCCCAAGCGCCAGAGCGCGATAAGCTGCTGACCCGCTGGGGCCAGCTCAAATCGGAGCGTGCATCTTGGTGGGCGCACTGGCAGGAAATCACTACCTACTTGCTGCCGCGCAACGGCCGCTACTTTCGCCAAGACCGTGACAAGGGCTGGCGCAGACACAACAACATCTATGACAACACTGGCACACGCGCACTGCGTGTTCTAGGCGCTGGCATGATGGCAGGTGCAACGTCACCAGCTCGACCTTGGTTTCGCCTTGGCACCGCTGACCCAGACCTGAACAACTACATGCCAGTCAAGCTGTGGCTTGATGACGTGCAAAAACGCATGGGCATGGTCTTCCAGCGCTCCAACACATACCGCGCACTGCACGGCATCTACGAAGAGTTGGGTGGCTTTGGCACTGCTGCATCGATCATCCTGCCAGACTACAAAAACATCATCCATCACTACCCAGTGACTACAGGTGAGTTCTGTGTGGCGCAGGACTATCAAGGCAAGATTTGCACGTTGTACCGCGAGTTTGAAAAGACCGTGGGCGAGATGGTCAAAGAGTTCGGCTACAAGCAATGCTCAAAGACCGTGCAGAACCTGTATGACCGTGGCAGCTTAGACATGTGGATTCCAATCATCCACGCCATCGAGCCACGCGCAGACCGCGACATTCGCAAGAAGGATGCGCTCAACATGCCTTGGGCCTCGTACTATTTCGAGGTCGGTGGCGAGCGCAACAAGTATCTGCGCGAGTCTGGCTTCAAAGAGTTCCCTGCTGTTGTGCCTCGTTGGGCCACTGCTGGCGGCGACATCTACGGCAACAGCCCAGCGATGGAAGCTCTCGGCGACATCAAGCAGTTGCAGCATGAGCAGCTCCGCAAGGCTCAAGCGATTGACTACCAGACCATGCCACCTTTGCAGGTTCCAACCTCGATGAAGAACCGTGACGTTGAGCGCTTGCCCAACGGCATCACCTTCGTTGACGCAAACAGCCCAAGCGGCGGCATCAAGTCCATGTTCGAGGTCAACCTTCAGCTCGATCACTTGCTGATGGACATCCAAGACTGCCGCGAGCGCGTGCGTGGCGCTTTCTACGCCGACCTTTTCTTGATGTTGGCCAACGCCACCGACACTCGCATGACCGCGACAGAGGTTGCAGAGCGACACGAAGAGAAGCTGCTGATGCTTGGCCCAGTGCTTGAGCGTCTGCACAACGAGCTGCTCGACCCGCTGATCGAAACCACGTTCACACGCATGCTTGAGGCTGGCGTGCTGCCTCCACCACCTGAAGAGATGCAGGGCATGGAGCTGAATGTTGAGTTTGTTTCGATGCTTGCTCAAGCCCAGCGTGCCATTGGCACAAACGGCGTTGACCGTTTCGTTGGCAACCTCGGCGCTGTGGCTCAGTACAAGCCTGACGTGCTTGATAAGTTCAATGCTGACGAGTGGGTGGATGCCTACTCTGACATGCTCGGCGTTGACCCCAAGCTCATCGTGGCCAACGACCAAGTGGCAATCGTTCGCGATGCACGCAACAAGGCACAGGCTGCACAAGCACAGGCAGAGAACCTGCGTACCCAATCCGAGGTTGCACGCAATCTGGCTGGCGCAAAGACAAGCGAGCCAAGCGCGTTGACCAACGTGATAGACATGTATTCTGGCTACAACACACCTTAAGGACTCATCATGGCAACCAAAGGCACACTGCTTTACGGCAGCGCAGACAAATACGGCAACAGCGCCGATGCAACCGCATTCATCGAGAAGATGCTTTCGGCCGTGGACACGCTGCACAAGGTTCACCTGATGACCACAGGCGCTGGCAGCTTTGCCGCGCATGAGGCTTTGGGTGAAACATACGAAGCACTCGAAGACGGCCTCGATGGCTTGGCTGAGAGCTGGATGGGCTGCACCAAGCAAGCTGTCGAGTTCAAGGGTGTGGACGTGAGCAGCTACTCGGCTGAAGCTCGCAAGATTTACGACTACATCGAAGCCAACCGCGCATTGATGGGTGGTGAGTCACACATCCAGAATTTGATCGATGACATCCTCGACAAGCTCGCACGCAACCTGTTCAAACTTGACCGCCTCGCATAAGGAAACACCATGTCACTCGTAAACATGAAAATGTCGCAAGAAGAGCGCGGCGAATACAACGGCGAAATCAAAATGGCAGAGCCAGCCTACCCATACGGTTTGAGCATCGACCTTGATGACGGTTCAATGGAGAAGCTGGGCATCACGGCTTTGCCCAAGGTCGGCACTGAGATGATGATTACCGCCAAGGTGGTGGTGAAGTCTGTTAGCTCCAACCAGTACGAAGGCAGCGATGCTGAGTCTCGCATGTGCTTGCAGATCACCGACATGGAAATTGGCGGCGAGAGCAAGAAGCAAGACAAGGCACAGTCGCTCTACGGTGAGAGCAGCGAAGGCTCTCGCATCAACAACATCTCCAACGCCTTGTACGGCGCAAGCTGATGCAGTTGCCAGTCCACTACCCATCGATGACCGAGCATGGCAGGGTCGAAGCATGGGATTTAAACGTGGCCAGAGGCTTGGTGAAAAACCACACCAGCCTCAACATCTCTGGCTATCAAGCGTCTGTCGGTTCCACGTTCATCCCAATATGGGAAAACAACACAGCATACGTCTACCCAACAAACGGCACGATGCTGCTGTGGAGTTCGAGCGCGTCAGACACCAATGTTCTGATTCAGATCAACGGTCTTGATGCCAACTACAACATGCTCAGTGAAGAGTTGCTGTTGACGAATGGCACAACAGGCGTGACAACAGTCAATTCGTACAAGCGCATCAATGGCATCACAGTCATCGATGGCGTGAATCCTGTTGGCGCGATCAACCTTGGCAACAGCGGCAAGACTGAGATATACGCAAAGATCGCGATTGGCGCTGGCACAAGCGCAATGACGATCTACACCGTACCTGCTGGCCACACGTTTTACTTGGCCAAGGTCAACGCATACGCAGACCAAGGCAACAACCAAATCACAAACTACAGGTCTTACACCGTCAACGCATCTGGCATTGTTCGCGCCGTGTTGCAAGTCCCATTCAGCGGAGCTTACATCTCTGACAAGTCAGTACCTCGTGGCTATGGCGAGAAAACAGACTGCCAATGGCAATGCAGCTCAAGCGCGACATCGCAGGTCGGCATTCAGGTTGAGGGCATCCTCGTCAAGAATGACACGCCTTGATGGTGACCGTAATACAAAGCACTGTGGATAGATTGACAACATGAGTAACAGCTACGACCCAACTGATGTGCAAGCGCAAGAGCGCAAAGTCTCTGAGAAAGAGCTTCGCGA